TCACTCTCAACGTAAATACGATTTACACCGATTGCTGTGGTTGCTGCTGTGATGTTTGCTGTCCCGTTAGACATTGTTACAGATGGCCCCATGAAGGTCGTCGTAGCAGGAAGATTGGTTAAACCCCTAACTTCTAAAGTCTCAATTATATTATAGGAAAATTATGGCTTATAAAGGCTTTGTTGGTAGTGGTACAGTTGGTCATTTCGCCACTACCACTGTTCTAGAACTCCAATTCCCTGCACAACTTCACGCTGGGCGTATGGCAACTGTTGAGGTTGTAGCGGGTTCTGCTACTCACTACTTTAGTGACGGAACCTCGTGGAAGCCGCAAGCTTTGCTTGCAATCGATCCCCTCACCGGGAAGGCGGCAGGAATTTATGACACTGATGGGGAGGTGATCCCGCTGGGGGGTAGTGCTTTGCAGACGCTGCTCACACCCCCGGTGTTGAAAGCAACCTGGCTTGGAAACAGCATCATTGCAAACGCCGGCAGGATGTTGGACAGGCTGACTGTTCTTTCTTCCGGTCGTCTGGTGACTGTAAATAATGCTGGGCATTCCGGCTATGCGCTCGCCGGGATCATTGCTGAAATGGCCGTCGATATTTCTCCGCTTGCTGATATTGTTTTCGTTTCAGAGGGTTCGAACGGGGCAACAACCGGAACGGGAACATCCCTTGAGTATTCGCAAATGTGTACCGTAAGCAACTACATCAAGTCGCTCGGGAAGATTGCGGTTATTTGTGCATCGCCTCCACGGTCCAGCACTGCGCCGGCTCTGAAATACACAAACCGCTATCCGTTTGCCGAGCGCCTTGCGGCAATTGACACTGGTGCGCTTTTTGTAGACCCTTGGTATGACTGGCGTGGACCTGATGGGGCGTATTTGCCAGGGTATTCGGACGATGCAACCCACCCTGCAACGTCGCAATACCACATCTATGAGATGGCCGCGAAAAGAATCTGGGAGCAACTGAACCCGTTTTTTGATGGTGGAAAGCGCGCACCGTACATGGAAGTGACTGCGGACAACGATAACGCGGGATATTCTGGGTTAGATCAGTCTGCAAATTTTCTTGCTTATGGCAATGCACTGTTCTTGAATGGCACTACGGGCTGGGATAACAGCGATGCAACAAAGGTCACTCTTTCCACTGCATCTGCCGCACCATTCCGTGGAAACAAAATGGTGATGACATTCGGCGGCGGGATCAGCGGAACTGCGGTGCTGATCTCTAGAAACTACCTAAACACCACGCCACCCTCGACAAAGCCAACGACGGGCGACATATTGGAGGCTCGTGCTGTTATCGAATGTACGAGCGCGATCAATGCAAATGTGCGTGTCACCCTAAAGTCACCATCGAATTTTGCCGAAGTTGTCTTGTGTACAAGTAGCTCCACATTTGCAGCGGAAATGTTTACGGCCACTGCCGGATGGGGGGCTGGGCCGAACGCGCCAACGCAAATTATTGTGACACTTGCGAAGGCCCGGAACTTACTGCTTACTGCAACTGGAAGCGGAACCAACCTGACGGTTTCTGCCGTGAACGCTGGAGCGGTGCCGATTGGCTGCACGATCGCTGGCACTGGAATCCCGGCTGGAACAAAGATTATTTCCCAAACGAGCGGACCAACCGGTGGCGCTGGTGTCTATGTAACGGACCAAGCCACAACTGCAAGCGCGGCATCTGTAGAAGTCTTGGCGACCGGCGTCGTCAGTATCAGCAACTGCGACCTCTACAACCTGACAAAGTTGCGGACTGGCGGCGGCTATTAACCCCATCCCCTCAGCACGAGGCGTCGCTATCTTCGTAAACTCAGCTAGCTTGCTGAAGTCAATTAACATTAGGAAACAATATGCAGAACTGGCTTAAGCTAGGTGATTATAACGCGATATGCGACTCGTGTGGTAGAAAGTTCAAAGCCTCTACCATGCGTAAGCGGTGGGATGGTATGTTCGTATGCAAAGAGGACTTTGAATATAAGCACCCTCAACTCTCATTAAAGGTTCGTGGTGATAAGCAGTATGTGCCTATCCCACGACCTGAAACCACAACGGATACTTTTATCTTCTTCTGTACAATATGGACTAGTTCTGCTTATGCAGATATGGGTACTGCTGATTGTATGAAAGCCGATTACCAACCTATGACATATCAGGCTTTGCTTGATTTACAATCTACTCAAGTAGGATAACATGACAAGTAAAACTTTTACATCTGGGACAGTAGTTGACTCCCCTTGGCTGAACGATGTTAATACAGCAACATACACATCTGTACCCGCCCTACAAACAAAAACAGCAAACCTACCCACTGTATCTACTTTTGCAGGCACTATGATGGATGATGTAGATGCTGCTGGTGTTAGAACAACAATAGCCGCTGCTGCATCTGGAGCAAACGCAGATATTACTAGTATGGCGGCGTTAGTTTCAATCAACGGCGGCCAACTCGCAGGCCTACGCAACCGCATCATTAACGGGAATTTTGGCGTAAATCAACGTGCATACGTTTCTGGTGCGGCAGTTGGAGTTGGTCTTTATGGGCACGACCGCTGGAAGATGGCGGCGTCAGGCGACACCTATACATTCAGCACCGCCGCCAACGTCACGACCATCACCATCCCCGCTGGTAAGGTGCTACAACAAGTCATCGAGGGGATAAACCTTGAGACCGGGACTTACGCTCTATCGTGGGCGGGTACGGCACAGGGGAAGATCGGCGCAGGCGCTTATGGAGCATCAGGCATTACTGGCTCCATCACTGGGGGCACAAATACAACCATTGAATTCGGGCCGGGAACTGTTTCAAAAGTACAACTTGAAATTGGCTCCGTAGCGACCTCTTTCGAGCGGCGCCCGTATGGCATGGAGTTGTCGCTTTGCGAAAGGTATGCAAGGCCGTTCCCTGGCTTCGTAGCAGGCCAAGCTTACACAACTTCAGCCGCTTTTTATTCCTTCTCGACAGGCACGACCATGCGCGCTGCACCGACGGCATCTGCAGGAACTTACCAAACATCGAATTCTGCGGCGACTGGAATTACTGGCACTCTTACAGTGAATGGCATGGTTGGAAACACCATCCGGTTTGATATGACCGCCGTCACTGGATCGCCTTTGGTTGCAGGCAATGCAACGATCTTATCTGCCCCCGCTGGCTCCATGCTTCTTGCGGAACTGTGATGTTCAAACTCACCCAAACATCAGGCGTCACTCGTGCTGATGGCGCGTGCATCCCCGCAGACCCGGTAAATTCTGACTACGCCGCATATCTTGAATGGCTTGCAGAAGGCAATACGCCAGAGCCAGCAGACCCCACTCCAGAGCCTTCCATTCAATCGCAGATCGCAGCACTGGAGCAGGCGCAACTGATGCCTCGTGCTACTCGGGAATTCATGCTGCTTTGGATGGAGGCCAATAACGGAACAGGCGTACCTGGCTATACTCCTTTGAAAGCCTTTGACGAACAAATCAAGTCGCTAAGGAGTCAACTGTGATCGACCTACTCATCCTCCTCTTGGTTCCTGCCCTCAAATGTGTGGAGGGCGGTAGCCGATATGTCTTCCACATCTTAGCTGCTTTGTTAGCTTACCCATTGGATTTAATCATTGCTCGTACAACGTTTCGAGCAGTGGTTGGTCGTGGCCCACAAGGTAAAGAACGAACAGTTTCTGATATGTTAGAAACAATATGCCATGACTCTTCCCACCCAGACCATCAACTCTGTATCGAGATTGCAAAGAAAATAAATCGAGCAACTGGATACCCACATATAAAGGCCGTTACATGAATTTTGATGATCTATTGAAAATTGTATTCTCTTCAGGATTACTAGCTATGGGATGGTTCTCTCGTATTGTGTGGACAGCTACACAAGAACTTAAAGAAGACCTTGCAAACCTCCGCATAGAGATTGCTAAGGAATATACACCGAAGGATGACTTCAAAATGTTCACCTCAGAAATCAGGGCTATGTTTGAAATCATCCGGGATAAACTAGATAACAAGGCAGACAAATAATGGCAGACATTACTGGTATCGGCTCTATAGCCGACTTTGCTAGCACCGTGGTTAACAAGATATGGCCTGATAAGTCCGAGCAAGAGAAGCAGCAGATTGCTGCAGCCGTCATGGTTGTTCAAGGTCAGATCGACATAAACAAAGAGGAAGCAAAATCCCCTTCGGTATTTGTGTCGGGCTGGCGTCCATTCATCGGATGGGTGTGTGGAATGGCATGTGCTTGGAACTGGATTGGGCTGAAGATTGCGCTCTTCATTGCAGCATACTCGGGCGTTGTCTTAAACATGGCTCCAGCAGACATAGGTGAAATGATGCCTGTCCTGCTTGGTATGCTAGGTCTTGGTGGACTACGTACAATTGAAAAGGTTAACGGCGCTGCCGCTATAACACATAAGTAAGGAATGACATGAGTACATCTGGTACCACAACTTGGTCACTTAAACGTGACGCTGTAATTCAAGCCGCTATGCGGAAACTAGTAGTGCTATCGGGTGGAAGTCTACCAGCAGCCTTTGAAACAACCAATGCTACAGAAGCCCTTAACGCTATGGTTAAAGGGTTCCAAGTAGACGGTATGCCTGTATGGGCAATCAAGGATTACTCCCTTACTACTGTGGCTGGTACATCAGCCTACAACATTGGTACAGGACAAACAGTAGATACTCCAATGCCCTTGAAGCTCATCCAAGCCTCTCGGGTGGAGTCTACTGGAGCTACCAACGTACCGATGGAGATTAAGACACACTATGACTACAACCTCCTGCCTGTTAATGCAACAGCAGGTGAACCAGTCAATGTGTTCTACCAACCATTCTCCACCTATGGTACATTGAATCTCTGGCCTACGCCGAGTGACTCTAACACAGTAATTAAGCTAACCTATCAGCGTCCCTTTGAGGATATGACTCTTGCAACAGATGACTTTGATTTCCCTGCCTATTGGACAGAAGCCCTAATCTTTGGATTAGCATGGCGTCTCTCTTATGAGTATGGTACTCCCATCATTGACCGCCAAGAGTTGCAAAAAGTAGCTGAGTTCTTCCATCAACAAGCATTGTCTTTTGGTACAGAAGAAGGTTCTATGTATTTCCAACCCAACTCAGATTGGAGAAAGTAATTGGCATATTCTAAGTCGCCATCAATTTCCACATACGATACCAAGCGGCTTAACTTTGTCATTAACCCGCTTCAACGTAGTGGTACACAGCTAAACAAGGATGCTAGGCTGATTAACATGTTGGTGGATGTTCTTGAAACACCTGACCAAGTTAACCAGCGTATCTTTGTCAAGAGTCGTCCCGGACTAGCTGCTTCCATAACCACCACTGCTGGTGTTGGTCGTGGTTGCTACTACTGGGTAGTCTCTGGTGTTGGTTATGTTATCTCTGCGGTTGGTGATAAGGTCTACAGCAACGGTACGTTGATTATGACCTTGACCACTACAACTGGTGAGGTTGGTTTCTCAGAGCATGTTAACTCCACAGGAACTAACACTCTGATTATGGTGGATGGTACTAAGGGTTATGTTTGGACTGGTCCTTCTATAGCCCCTACCACAATCACTTCTGTAGACTTTCCTAGTCCACACATCCCAATGCCTGTTGTGCTAGATGGTTATCTCTTTCTAGCCAAGGCAGGTACACAAGACATTTACAACAGTAATCCAGATGCTCCTTTGCTCTGGACAGCAGGTGACTATATCTCTGCTGAAATGTATCCCGACAAGATTGTAGCTCTTACGAAGAATAACAACTATGTGTACGCCGTAGGCGCACAGTCAGTTGAATACTTCTATGATGCTGCTGGTGCTACTTCCCCTCTAGCACGGCATGACTCTGCTGTTCAGCAGTTTGGTACAGCTGCTCCTGCCTCTGTAGTACAGACTGAGAAGGAAGTTATTTTGATCGGTGAGACTGGTAATGGTGGACACACTGTATGGACCATTGACGGTTTCAAGGGAACTGAAGTGGGTACTCCTGCTATCCGTTCTGTCTTCCGTGCAGAAGGTGCTAACCTATCTAAGGCCGTAGCCCATTGCTCCCGAGTATCTGGACAGAAGTTGTACATCATTAACCTAACCACAATTACCGTGGTCTACAGCTTTGATACAAAGATGTGGAGCTACTGGACTTCTGGTGTAGATGGTTCTGCCGCATTCGTTGGTAGACATGGAACAGATGGTCCCAATGGTACAGCATACATACAGCATGACTCTGATGGTGATATTTACACTCTAAGTGAAGATAACCACACAGATGATGGTACAGGATTCTTGTGTCAGATCGTTACTCCTAAGTACGACTTTGAAACATTCAATGCTAAAACCATGTCTAGGTTCACCTTGATTGGTGACATTCCAGATAGCTTTGGTGCAGGTAATACTTGTCAAATATCTTGGTCAGACGATGACTACCAAACATGGTCAACTGCTCGTGACTTGTCATTTGACTATGACTTCCCTTGCATTGCACAACTAGGTAGATTTCGTCGTAGAGCATTTAAGATTTCTTACTCACAGCCTTACATGCTTCGTCTAGAAGCCTTTGAGGTTGACATAAATAAAGGTAGTCAATAATGGCTGGTGGACTTCCTCCCCCTCCGACAAGAGCAGCTAGCGGTGACTTTGCTTGGACTGCTTGGTATAACCAACTTTACACTCTCTTGTCTACGTCAGGTTCCGTTTCATGGAGTCTTGTCAACAAGGCAGGAAGCTCCATTGCTGACTTGGTTACCCGTAGTCATAACCTCTTGACCGGGTTCCAAGGTGGAACTACTAACGAATATTACCACCTAACTGCTGCACAACATGCTGGACTAGGTGCTGGTAACCACAATGACTTGTTAAGCAAGCAAGGTGGTACAACCAATGAATACTACCACTGGACAGCCACTGACTACACCAATCGTGTAACTCAGGTGACAAAGACCAAAGCTGGTGCTCCAACTACTTCTGATATTACTGCAGGCAACTGGGCCATCTACAAAGATACCACTGCTGGCACAATTAAAATCTACGCTAATGATGGCGGAACAATTAAAGCATCGGTGGCCTTCACATGAACATCTTAAAATTTAAGCATCATCTCTTACAGGACCGTTGGGGAGATGGTGGTGGTAGTAGTGGTGTTACTAACAATGGTGGTAACTCTTTTGGTGGAAATGATGCTGCTGCTTGGGGTGGTAGGTACTCAGGTTTTGATCCCAATACACCTAATGTAGATAAGCAATACGTTGGTAACAATGGTAACTCTGGGACTCTTGGTGGCAGTGCTCCTGCTTTTGATAATCCAGCACAAACACAAGAACCAATACAAACAGAAGAAGAGAAAGCACAGCAAGCTCAGGCACAAGAAGAACAGGCTCGTCAAGTTCAGCAACAACAGTTTGCCTTGAACAAGATGAACTTCGATGAGAAGAATCCCAACTACGTTCAGGGATTGAGTCAGATGCCACAGATGCAGAAGTCCCTTGGGCAGATGTACTCTGGTTATACGACAGGCTCTCAGTTCAACGTACAGAACAATGATCAAGCACAGGGTGCCTCTGAGGAAGCTGGTAGAACAGTTGCTCCGGGATTGCTACATAGATTGGGTATTTATCAAGGGTTTAACTTTGATAAGGAAACTCCTTCTCAACAAGCAGATCGTATGGGCTTGGTTGGTAATGCTATAGGCACAGTTGGTAAAGCACTTACAAGTGTCATGATGCCTGCTCCTATGCGTATGGCAATAAGTGGTCTACAAGCATATGACAAGTACAAACAGAATCCTGATATGGGTGTAGGACATGCTGTAGCTTCTGGACTACAAGGCGCAGGTGGCTATGTCGGTAGTCTTGCTAATCTATACAATGGTAACTATGGTGCTGCCCTTACAGGAGCACTAGGTAAGAATGGTATCACAGGCAATCCTGCAACTCTTGCTGGTATTGGTCTGGACTACGGTACTGGTAAGAATATTGCTCCTTCCCTTGGTGGACTAGCTGGACAGTTTGTCGGTAGGTCACTCGGCGGTACAGGACAAGCTGGGGCTAATCTCGGCGCATTTGGTAAATCACTTGGACAACAAATGAGCCGTAGGGCTTCTATAAGGAAATAATATGGCTAGTAACACTTATCTGCAACAGCTTCTAGATCACCTAAAAACAACTACACCTAGTAACTATGGTGCGTTGGGAGCAATTGGTGGTGCTCTTGGTGCTTATACGCAGGGCAATAGTATGGCCGATGCTTATGGTGCTGCTGGTGCTGATGCTGAGAGTCAGGCTAATAGCCTTAAGACCCAGATGGATAACATGCCTACGTTGGCAGCCATGTATGGTCAGGACTCTCCTTACGCTATGCAGATGCAACGTCAGCTAGCTGCTGCCGATGCTAAGGCTGGTCGTAATAGCCAGTATGGTCCACGAATGCAACAGCTACAAGCTAACCTTGCTGACAAGAGTAGCCAATACCTACAGCAACAAGCTAACATGGCTAACATGTACAACACTGCTCGTAGCAATGCTAATCAACAAAAGATTAATGCTGCTACTGGACAAGCTCAAGTACGTGGTCAACAGTTGGGTAGCTTGTTCAATGTTGGACAACAGACTGGTATCCTTCCTGCTCTGAACCAAGGCATTGCTGATTATGCTGCTAAGGGTTTAGGTAATCTGTTTAACTTTGGTGGTGGTAACGAACCCGGCTTTCAGCAACCAATGGTAGATAGCCCATACAGTGGTGGTGGTGACTACTCAGGTTACACAACTGGTAGTGAAGATAACTACCAAGGCTATGACACGGGTGGTGCTGTTAACCAGCCAATGGACCAAAGCCCGTATGCAAACTATGGCGGTAACTACCAAGACTATACAACTGGTTCTGATAGCAATCCTATGCCGTACAATGCACCTTCCGGTACAGACATTTTTGACGAGTACTAATCTATGGAACAAGCTAATCTCCCCTCTCAAGCAGACCTAAACAGTCTGTATGGGGCATGGAACCCCATGTCCTACATGCAAGGTCAGCAGAACCAAGACTTAGCTCAACAGTTCCGTGACCAAGCATTCCAAGGCAATCAGAATACCCTTATGCGTGATGCTATGGCTAATGACCAAGCAGCACAAATGAATCCTATGTTGCTGGAAGGTAAGCGACAAGACATTACTCGTACTGGTTTGCTCAATGATCAGTCTGCTATTGAGAATCAATCTGCTGGTTTGAAGTTGGATACTAACCAACAACTACACCAAGAACAGCTTGCTGCTGCTAGAGAAGAACTACGTAGTAAACTTAGTGATGCTCAGTACTCACAACTAGGTAACAAGATTCTACAAGACCACATGGATGCCATCAGGGGCGGTGATCCTGCTACAATTGAAAAGACCTCTATGCTACTTGACTTGGTTGGTGGTAAGGTTGGTGGAGCAGTTGCTAAGACAATCCAAAAGCGTAACCTCACAGAAGGACAATGGGTTAGTAACCAAAACATTGCTAATACTAAGGCAGATGCTACCGTGGGTGCTGCTGCACTACGTCCCTCTGCTGCAGCTAAGGCTCCTACTGATCCTTACATTGCTTGGAATAAATTAGGCTCTGACGCTAGGTCGTCCCGTATACAGGGTGCTCTAACTTCTGGTATGAATCCAGTAACACATGAGCCGATGACAGATGCAGAGCGTGAGGCTTTCAAAGCTGAGTTGGCCCAAGCCAGCCGTAACCTGGATCAAAAGAGCAACAACCTTAACCAAGGCGTCACTGCTGACATTGATCCAGCAACTGGTAAAATTAGGATTGTTAAGAAACAAACTCCAAGTGTTAGCGGAGTTTCTAAACTCTCTGATGACGATTTGATTAACAAATATCTACCGAAGAAATAATAATGGCAACATACGAAGAAGTAATGGGCGCTCTGCGCAATGCACATGATGCAGGAGATGAAGAAGCAGCTACTCACCTAGCAGGTATTGCTCAAGGACTCAAAGCTTCTTCCACACAAGCTCCTGTTACTCCCAGTACGCCAGATACTGGTGGATTCTGGAATGGTGTTAAAGGTGTTGGTGCTGGCGCTGCTGATATTGCTACAGGCATTATGAAGTTCCCTGCTCAAGTAGCCTTGACTGGTATGGGTAAGCTACAGGGTGATGATTGGGAAACCGCTCGTGCTGGCGCTGGCGCCGCTATGGAGGAAACCTATCCTTCCGTTGGAGCACAGACTGGTACTAATCAAACACCAGCTTACCAAGCTATGATGAAGCCCTTTGAACTCTTGGGTCAAGGGATTGAGTATGCTGGTAATAAGTACGGTGAACTGGTTGGTGACAAGAATGCTGGTGGTGCTGCTAAGTTTGCACTTGATATTGGCTCTGCTGCTTTGCCACTGCATATGCTTCCTAAAGGAGTAGGTGCTGTTGCTAAACGTCTAGACCCCGCTCTACGCGAAGCAAAGCCTTCTGCTGCACAGTCCCTTGCTGCTGATCTTACGAAGCCCACAGAGGCTCCTGTAGCCCCTGCAGAGCCTCTTGTAGATACACGTAGTGGTGTAGATAAGAGTCAGCTTGCTTATGAAGCTGCTTTGCGTGAAAAGGAACTTGCTCGTCAGTCGGCATTCAATCGTCCTGAACAAATAGGTAACCTACCACAAGAAGCTCCTATGGAGCGCATGGCCCGTGACCTTGGTGCTGAACCCGGTAAGGTGGAAACACCACAAGGTCCAATGGAAAGCTTCTATGATCGCTTGACAAAGGAAGAAGGTACTGGTAAGACACAAGCTGCTCAAGACATTATTGATGAGCGGTCTAAAGACCACAATGTACGTTCTGAGTATCTTGCTAAGTTGGAAGCAGACCAAAAGGCTGCTGACCTAGCTGCTGCTAGGAACATGGATTCTAATCCTTCTGCAGAACATCAAGCTCATATAGAACGTATTGCTCAAGAGGATGCACATCGTGCTCAGATTGAGGAAACTCATGCACACATGCTGGAAGAACAGACTCGTCTAGAGGATGCTCAGAAAGCTGTTGAAGCCCGTCAGAAGGCCATTGGCGATGCTATGAGTGGAGTCAAGAGTCAGTTTGAAGGTAAGAGGGCTTTGGATGAAGCTGGACAACCTCGTAACGCTAACCTTGAGTTTGAAGCAGAAGTACGTCGTCTTATGGATGAGGCTCCTGCTAAATCCAGAGAGGTTGTTGCTCGTGAGTTGAAAGCTAAACTTGCTCAAGAACGTGCTGATCTAATTGAACGTCGTGCTGCCAATGAGGAAAAGATTCAACAGATGCGTGACCAGCATCTAGAGTCTGAGGCACGTACCAAGAAGGCTCAGGAAGACGCTCAGAAGGCCATAGAAGCTCGTGAAAAGGCTGCGACAGAGGAAGTATCCACTGCTGCTGCTAAAGCCGCTGCAGAGCGTAAACACCAAGAGGCTCTGGCTAAAGATCAGGCTAAACGTGAGGCTGCTCTTGCTAAAGGAGCTAAAGAACGTGAGCTACAATCCATTACCTATCCATTGGGTTCTAAGGAACGTGCTGCTGCAGTCAAGGCCATCAATGAGAAGTACTCTGGTAAGTTAGGTCGTGCGTCAAAAAAGTCCCAACGCGGCGGGGTGTACTTCGGTGAGAATCGCCCAAAGGTGGAAGTACGTAGTGAGGAAGGTGAATATCGGGCTTATCGTAACGGTAAGCAAGTTGGTCGTCTTGTCTCTAACATCACCCCCGAACAGGGCAAACAAATTAATGAGAAAGCTTCTGTTGATATTGTTAAGGTGGATGATGGTCACAAAGGTACGGGAGTAGGTTCTGCTCTGTACACAGAATGGCATGACGCTCATGGTGGCATGATTGAACCTTCTGGTAAGACTTCTAAAGAAGCTTGGACTCTGTGGAAGAACAAGTATCCAGAGAAGGTAGAAGCTTTTGTTCAACAGGAAGCTGCCCGTATTCGTTCAGGTTCTCCTACCAGTCAAATCCTAGGTAACATCACTGACCCAACCATTACTCAACGAGTAGTGGATGCTTCACAAAACTATAAGGTTGGTGGTAACCAAGGCGGTAAGCTCCTCATGTCTTGGGGTAATAAGCAGAAGACTAATGCCTTCTCTAACATCCCCGGATTGAAAGACAAGCTACGCGACATTGGTAATGCCATGATTGAGTCTCCTAAGGAGGCTATTGAACTGGCTACAAAGTTTGGCGACGTGTCGCAGAATGCTTTGCAACGCGGTATCAACCTCTTGACAAAGGGTGGTACATACCTCAAAGGTAAGGTAGACAACCCGGTTGTTCACTATACAGTAGATCGTTTCCTCACTGCTGATGGTAAGGCTAAGGCTGAAATTAGTGAGAAGCTTCATGGAGAATACCTAGCTTCCCTGCGTGAACTAAGTAAGGAAGAGTACCACGACGCGTTCACACTACTCAATGCGGCTGACTTGACACAGAAAAAGATCACCCCGGAGATGATGCAGCAGTATGGTCTATCAACCAAGCTGCAGGAATTCATCACCACTCATCAAACCATGATGGACGATGTAATGGGTAAGATTAACACTGCCCGTGAAGCAGTAGGTAAGAAACCAATCAGTGCTCGTCAAGGTTACTCTGCTATGAATATGGCTGGTGACTACCGCAAGGTAGCTTACAAGACAATCAATGGAGAGAAGGTAGTGGTTGGTGTCATCAGTGCTGACCGTAAAGCTGGTAAGCTTGGTTGGACACTAGAGAAGATTGAAAAGCAGATGATGGAGAAAGACCCAACCCTTGAGTTTGGTCCAATGAAGGATACTACTGCTCGGGTAGGTTCTAACAAAGGAACTCCGCATGAAGCTTTCCAAGAAGCTCTTGCCACTATTGGTGAGAACAACCCTAACGTACAAGCATTCCTTGATACCTTGCGAGAGGTGGCTAAGGATGACCCGTCTAACTACATGGGTATGCAAACACATACTATGCAGAAGAAAGGTGTCTGGGGTATGGAGGGCCGTAAGCCTTGGATGACCGAGAAGCAGAACGCTACTCAGTTCTTTGAGAACCAAGCTAAGTACATGGAAGGTGCATACAACTGGAGCCATCTGGCAGAAGCAGCTAAGGATGTCAATGAAGTCTTGCGTAATGATGGTGTTATCTCTAAACAAGAGAATGCTATTAAAATGTCAGAAGCTTATATGCAGAATGCTCTTGGACTGAATCCAAGTCGTATTGGTAGAGCCATTGATGAAGTAGTTAATGCTATTGGTAATGGTACAGGAATTGGACCATCTAATATCCGTGCTGCATTGGGTGGTACAAAAGCTGTTGCTAACACTGCCATGCTTTCTCTCAACCCAAGCTTCTTGGCTATTCAGTTGATTCAAGGTCCAGCAGCTATCCCTGCTATGACTGCATTGCTACGAGGTCGTGGACTCTCTCCTAAGTCAACCATATTCACAGGTGGTTTGGACTATATGACTTCGGCTGGATATGTACTGCTGAAAGATCGTAGTAAGTTGTCTCCAGTAGAAAAAGGTGCCCTTGATTATGCAAAAGCCAATCATGTATATGCTACAGATATGGTTGAGCATAGCAACACCACTACTAAGGGAGCCATGTATTACACCAACAAGGTAACACAACATCCTGCGGCTTTGGTTGAACAAGCTACTCGTGCACAGGTGTTCATGTCGTTTGTTAAGATGATGGAAGACTCTGGTCTTAAGCCTAAAGATGGCTTGTATGAACAAGCTCATCGCGTCACTGACCAAGCCATGAATAACTACGGAGCATTGGAAAAGCCTGCTATCTATGAAGCTCTTGGGCCTATTGGTTCTATGGCATATAACTTGAAGAGTTTTGCTCACAATGAAGTTTCTCGCTGGTCTATGCTAGCAAGAGAGATTCCTGCTAATGGTAATGCTGTTCCTCTGTTGACTCAGATGGCATCAACAATCGCCATTGCTGGTGTAATGGGGCTGCCTTTCTACTCACAGTGGGAAGCTATCTACGACACCATTATGAGCAAGCTAGGTACTCCTAGTAACTTGACATTGGATGTTATGAAGGCCTCTGGAGAGCTTGCTAAATCCTTGGGAGCAGATGATGAGAAGTTCCGTTATGTAATGTCTCATGGTGCCCCCACTATGGTCGGCGCTGATGTTTCTAAGCGTGTTGGTCTAGGTGATGTTTTGCCTAACAAAGCATCGGATGTTGCCTTTGCTGGTGGTGGTAAGGTAGGAGGGATGGTAACATCTGCCTATGGTGCTGCTATTAATCCAGATGAACCTCACCTGAAAGCTGCTGCTATGAATTGGGCACCACCCATCCTAGCCAGTATCTTGAAAGAGAAGTGGTATACATCAGAAGACAAGTCATTCAGCATGGACCCAGATAAGCCTACCAAAGCCACAGCATCTTTGAACGCAACTGATAAGTTATTGAAGAAGGTGGGCATCACTGGTATCAATGAGTCTACACAAAAGGAACGTGAGTATCAACTAGGTAAGTTGGATAAAACATACCAAGATAAACGTGACACTGCTGTTGCAGGAATGACGTTTGCTCTGGCACATGGTAATCCAATTGACGACTACGTTGAAAAGTATCTCAAGAACCAAGGTGACCCTGACACAATGGTTGCTACCATAAACGGTGCTATTGATTCAATTAACATTGACCCAAATACAAAAGCTATTATTCGAGATTCTGCTAGTAAGAGTATTACTCGCATCATGTCTCTACAACGACGAATGGAACATCAATGAATACCTCTCCAAAGGGACTAGAAGTCCTTGGACTCCGTGAAGGAGTTAGACATAAGGCCTACAAGGACACTAAAGGCATTTTAACAATTGGAGTTGGCCATACTGGACCGGAAGTGGTTGCAGGACTTGTCTGGACTGACAAGCAAGTACAAGATACCTTGCGTAAGGATGTAGCAAAATGCGAAGCTTGTATCAACTACAACGTCAAGGTTGCGCTGACTCAAAACCAGTATGATGCCTTGGTTAGCTTCATCTTCAATGTGGGAGTTGGTGCATTCCAACGTTCCACAATGTTGAAGAAGATTAACCTGAAAGACTTTGTAGGTGCTGCTGCTGAGTTTGACCGTTGGCATATTCCTGTTGAGATTACCTCTCGTCGGAATAGTGAACGGGATCAATTCAAGAATCTATAGACGTAAAAAAGCCCCCAGTCCTGTTACGGATATGGGGGCTTTCTTTTGCCTACATTTTATAGAAGCAGGCTCGGATACACAAGATGTGTACCGCAATCATCCAAGAGAACTCATCATCCTCTTCTCCTGACACATGCTCAATGCCAAAGGCAATACCGTTGAATAGTTCAAGGATTAGTGTCATCCAAGACCCACGGCATCAAGTTCACGGTCATACCATGCTGCTTCATTAAAGAGTTTCCAGTCTGCATTAGACACCACAGGAACCTCCTTTTCCACTAATGTCACAAATATCGTTTTCTTCATACACAACATCCTTATGTTTAATTGCTTCTTCGTATGGAACTGCTGTCAATGGTTGACCGCCTCGACTTCCATCCGGGTAACATGTAAATCCACGTAGTCGCGGAGCATACTTTGCAAGTGTAGCTGCAAATGCCCCAACTTCTTTTTCGTTATTTCTAGCTGTTCCCCATGCAGGGAGGTTGATTGTACTGGAGATTGACATGTCAACGTAATCTTGTATGTCTGCTTGAAACTTGATTCGCTTTTCATAATCCTCACTTAGATCGAGGGCTGATTGGATGGACTCGGGCTTGACTCCGAATTGATTAATGAGTAGACTGGCTGTTCCATCCACGACATATTGATATTTCCATTTTGTGCCCTCTGTAAGAAAACGTCGTTTATAAGCAACTGCAAACAACGGTTCAATTCCAGTAGTTGTACCAGCAAGGATACCGATACTGCCTGTTGGGGCAATTGCTCGATATGCGACTGGGCGTCCAATATAGAAGCGGTCACAATGCTCATTTGCTGCTCGTTCAGATTCTGACTCATATACCTTTAACCATTCATGTAGTTCTGGAGTTACTTCGTATCCGTATCCACGCTTGAGGAGCCATTCGTGTATTCCCATAAGTCCCAGTCCAAGGCGACGATTCTTTGCCCTAACCTGATACACTTTATCGTAAGGAAGATCAGCCCGGAGAGTACCACATACCAAGAACTTTGAACCCAACTCGACAACTCGTTGTAGTTGAGACAAAGAATCAATGTTAGCAAGGTTGACACTGCCAAGGTTACATACATCAGAATCATCTTCTGACGTAACTTCCGTACAAGCGTTTCGTAGTGTTTCATTCTGTTTACTTCCAAAGTTGAAACTAAATCCCGGCTCTGCTGTCTCCATCGCTTGACGTACATTACGCAAGAAGATAGCGTTATTTTCCAACCCACCTTCCATTGCTTTGTCATCATAGTTGACAGAGATGTTAGTCATGTCCAGAGGACCGGGGAAGTTAAAGTCCTTAAGCTTCTCTGCCTTTACTGTGTCTGACCAATTCTTGATGGAAAGAAATTGATCAATGTCTTCGTGCTGCCAGTTGAGCGAGGCATAGATAGCCGAGCGGCGAGAGCCACCCTGCATAACATTTCTTCCAATTTCATTGATTGCTGACATGAGAGGGATTGGCCCCGAAGCCGTACCTCCAGTACGTCTAGTAGATCAGCCAAGTCATAGCCAATAATATCAAGGAAATCTGTCACATCCAACTTAGCGTTAATAAGTAGTTTCAATTCATCGTTCATCACCAGAACCCTGCAAGACACCACGCTCCTGACGGGAGTGCAACTTGATGATGTTTACTTGCGCAACGTCAACCAAGCTGTACCCAAGCTCATTAGCAGAACGAGTAAGATACCAAAGAACGTCCCCCAACTCTTTGAGGGCAAGAGGCTTGTCCAGTTTACCGTCTCGAATAAGCTTTTTAACTTTTTCCGAGTACTCACCAGCTTCGCCTCCAAGTCCCAAAGCGCAATACGCAAGGGCCATAGGGCTCCCTGTACCAGACTCTGGATAAATTGCAAACCCGTTAATTTTGTTTTCATAATCAGATAGTGTCATACTGCAGTTCAAATTCTTTAATTAGTTCAGGATGCATGTGTGGATATTTATCCGGAATGTCAAGTACTTTTGTTGGAGTTTCTATGAAAACATCCTTACCAAATTCTACACAAGCATTTTCGTAGTTTTCTTTATTGACAAATACAACTTCATTAGCCCATGCTATTAGGGTAGGTGTTAGTGGAATCAAAGCATCTCCCCAACTCCCAGCACTTCGTGTATTATACTTCTTAGCGTAGATACGCGCAGCAGTAGCACTACGTAAGATACCCATACTACATACAAACAAAACCTTTTTGTCAGTTCCTTGAAAAGGATTACTGACCACCCCTGTTCGACATTGGCGAATCTGTTCGCTAAAACTAATCATAGATATTCCTTTGGGCGGTCATCGCCCTCTAAGTAATTTTTAGAGTATAGAGTAAGCATACGTAAGTTACACATAGCATGAGCAATGTGTGGCAAACCACTCTCAGGGTCATTTTCTTCTCCGCTTTGCCATGCCATCAAATGACGCATTGCAGAGGCGTATGGAACGCTCCAAGGCATTCCCTTGGCCCAATTCCATGCAGCATACTTCTCTTTTCCATACATCCAGACTTGAGCCTCGTCTGCTAGAGTCACGAGTGGTATAAGGCTAAAGTCGGGCTTTCCTTTGTTATAACGGGCACCTGAACCCTTTTCATTACTGTTAATATCACCCACAGTTTGTAGTGGGTGAAAGGTTAGCATTTCATGTGTATCAATCATATCGTTTGTTAATGTAATCTAGTGAGACGCTCATCATGTCAAATTCCCCATCCTTAACATCATGGAGCATTAGGAAACCACGCCAATGTTTGTTACCTTGACTGGACATATAGTCTTCATTATGTTCGTAGCAGGAACCAGCAATGACAGAGGTTAGTCGGGTGCCGTCTGCTTTGTACGATGTAGCAATTTGTAGACCTTGTTGGTGACCTTGGATACAAGACATGTGCTTCTTTGTAAGACAAGCGGAAGCAGTTGAGATAGGCCTTCCCAAAAGACCAGAGGTAAAGTAATGACTATAAGCAATCCCATCAATAACCACAACGTCAAGGAATGGAACAACATTCCAACCGTACGCTTCATATCCCAGAGCATCCACAGATAGGACTCCTTCAAGCTTTGGGTCATCGTTAATGGCTCGATTGATTCGGTTTTCATGGTTACCTAGGGTCAGGGTTAGTTCAGGATGATATTGTTTCTCTTTGTTCTTCTTTGCCTTGGCATTGAAGTCCTGTAGAGGGGCCAGCAAGGCGTCCATAGCGTCCTTGGCGGCTCGTAGATCGTTTACGTAACGTCTACCCTCAAAGCTCTTCTTACCGACGTCGTAGGAGCTTAGAGAGGGCATGTCAGCGAAGTCACCAAGGCATATCCACTTGTCTGGTTTCTTCTCTACAAGATACTTACCAATCTTTGTTAGGTACTTAAAGTCAACACCATCTTTCGCTTGTACGTCGGGGATGACAGCGTGTTTAATGAATGTTCTCCTCGTCAGCAGCTTGGGCTGTGACCTGTTGAATGACACCACGAGACATGAGGGTCATAAGACCTAGTTGCAGTACCATGTCCAACTCTGGGCCTGTGATTTCACCTTGGAACTTTACCGTTCCTTCTGGTGTTTCGTAAGATTTACTGATTTGCATTTTTTCTTTCTTGTTTTTCTAATTTTGTCTTTGCAAGATGACAGGGCTTGCATATAGCTTGTAGGTTATGTGCTTCGCAGAAGAGGCGATCTATGAATACATCCCAC